AATCTACCATTACCTGTAGAACTATATGATGCAGAACCAGACCCTGCTATGGTAGTCCAGTTATTTATGTTAGATGTAAACTCTCCATTAGTTACTAATTCTTTTGGTATTAAATAAAAAGAATCAAAGTCTGCTTTTCTAAATGCAGATGGAAAAGTGTACTCTTGTTGTCCAGAATTTACATCCTGTGTTGTGCTAGTGTATAGCCAAGGCCATTCTACTTCTGCTGTATATAAATCATTTACAGCTTTGTTAACAAAAGTTTTTACTGCAGTTTGTATTCCTCTACTAGAACTAAAAGTAGATGAGGTTAACTCAACTTCATTCAGTTCTTGTAAAACATTATTTGCTAATGTTAAGTATGTTTTTGTCCCTGCCATTTTCTATTGTGCCCCTTAGTATTATAGTTTCTAACTGTCTTATCTTCGCTTCTAGATTGTTAATTTTTTCTGAACAACTACAACCTTTTTGTATGTCATTATTTTCGTATGTATCTTTAATAATTTTTTGTGTTTTAGTTAAATCATGAATAGTCATTATATTCCTATTTTTAAATCATTAAATGCTTCTATTGGATATGAATCTACTTCAAAGCATATAGAGCTAAACTTTGCATCATGGTCTCCTTGCCTATCAGCATACGCTTTAAATTCTTCTACATACATTTCAGTGGATGTTAAGCAAGTATCCATATCGGGATATAAATATCCTTGATACTTTACCGATGGCCAATTTGGCATCGAAGTTACTATTATTGCCATTACTACTTTAATCATATATTTAAATTGTAAAGGGGGCACTATGGCCCCCTATAATATTATACGCCAGTATCGTGCTGTGCGTCTGTATTTCTATCAGTTTCGTCAACTCCAGAAACATCACATAGTATAGCCCATACTCTGACTTTACCTGCAGTTGCATCCGCACTGAGAACTGTAATATCTATAGTTCCCGCTACTGCGAATGTCGGTCTTGCAGTTGCAGTCATAACTGAGTATCCAACTTCCTTTGCATCTCCGTCAACGAATACGTCAACGTCTGTTGCAGGGTTTCCAGATACTTGAGTCATACCTAAGTCTAAAGTTACACTGTTTGAAAATTGAGTTAAAATTTCCATACTTGCGTGAAGTACCACAGTTTCAGCAGGCACATCTAATACTCTAAGAATATCGTTTTGTGCCGCACCACTGTCGCCATTAATAGCTGATACATCTACAGTGTTTTCTATTAAGTAAGGTCTTCTTACTCTTGTTGGATGACCAGTAGTTCCGCCAGAGCCAGTTACATTATAATTAGCCATTTAGTCCTCCTAATCAATTAATAAATGTTCAGCAACTAGAGCAGTATCTCTCAATACTTTTCTACCAAACACATGCAAGCCTCTTACGACATCAGAGAATGAATCAGTGTCTCTAATAACTTCGATTTTTGCAATGTGGTTAGCTGTTGCAGTGGATGACATATGTCCAGATAATACTTTGAAGTAATTCGAAGTTGAACTATCCGCAAAGTTATTTGTCATATATAAATCCATGTTCATTACTTTACCACTGTATACTTTACCATTTCTTAATGGTGCCGCATTACCTGTGGTATCATCCATAAGTTTTGAGCCAGTTTGACCCATTTGCTCATAAAATTCTGGTGAACCCAAGAACCATCTATTTTCTTCTGGTACGTCTTGAAGATTTAATAGTTTTGAGTGTTTAGAAATTATGTTTACTGGGTCGGTTTCACTAGAACCAAAACCTGTATCAACTCCAGAACCATCAGAACCAATTACATGGTCTGGTGAGCTACTGCTAGGCCCTGCAAACATTGCCGCAATTACGTTTTGGTCGTAAGAGTTTTTTAGAGCATATGCACCAGAAGAAGTAGACACAGACTCAAAATTAATATGAGAATGTCTTTCTTCGATGTCATCTACTTTAAAAGCAAATGCGTTTGCTTGGTCTACTGTCAGTTGCAGTTGGTCATCCTGTATATCTTGGATGTTTACTACTGCACCTCTAGTATATGAGCTAACAGAAACTACAGGTTCCTTGATGATATTTACTGTATCGCCAAAATTTTCAATATCGCCTGCGTAGTCAGTGTTTGTAATTGCTTCTGCTACGGATGCTGTTCTGAAAAACTTTTGGACTTTTTGACTATAAATAATCGGGCTAAAGTTACCATTAGGCAAATTATTATAGTTAGCAGTTTTTGTAAATGCCATTTTAGTCTCCTAAAAGTTTGTTGTTAAAACACTCAAGCTAACCTTGTACTATTCTACCTTCTTTACGAGCAAGGTCGATTTCTTTCTCATACTTATCAAACTCAAAAGGCCTCATCTTTTGTATCTCAGATAACTTCCAAGTTTTCTTTTCAGTTTTCTGGTCTCCAGATTTAGTCTTTGTTATAGCTTTAGCCGCATCATCTTTCTTAGATTTCGGTGCAGGTTTATCTGTCATTCCTCTATCCATCTTGTATAAGTCTATTGCTCGTACAACAAGTTTAGAGTTATCAACATTATCATATAGCCAACTTTGAATTGTACTATCCTGCGTTGAAGCCCAATCATGAAAGTCTTGTGACTCTCTTAGTGCAGAAAAATCTGGATGTGCTCTAGCTAACTCTACTTCTGCTTTTTGACGTAAAACTTCCGCTTGACGTTTTTCAAGTTCTGTAAGTTTAGTATTTACTTCCTTAGATTTTTCATCTGCTTGTTCATATGCTATTTGTTTAACAGCATCATAAACATCTGGATATTCTTTTCTCCATGCATCTAATTCTTCTTTAGACTTTGGAGGAACATATCTTTTCGATGCGTTTTCCACTTGTTTTTTAAGTTTAAGGATTTCATCCTTGTTCTTATTTAAAGTAGAATCGTAATGACGTTTTAAGTCGTCATAGCGTTTCTTATATACTTTATCTTCAACAGTTTCAGTGCGTTCTTCTGGAGTAGCCTCCGCAGAGGTGTCCTTTTGTTCGGTAGCTGTTTCTGTCTCATCCTCTGCCTTATCCATCAAATTTCTGTTTGGATTTTTATAAGGTGTTGGATTTATATCCTCTTCTACTTTTGTTTCCTCAATAGCTTCGGATTGTTTTTCTTCTTCCATTTTATCTCCTATGGGTGCTGTTGGAAGAACAGGTCGCCCTATTCCCAGTGGGAATTATACTTGTGCAGGGGCTGTCTCTTCGACAGGTGGCCTGTTCATCATCATACCTTCTCCCTGTGCCACCATCGGCTCAGTTTGAGTAGGTGCTGATTCTTGCATTGGTTCTCCTGCATCTAAAATGTCTAGAAAGTCATTTATTGCAGGGCCAAAAATCTTTGTAACTATTTGTTTAAATTCTGGTGTAATACTACTAGCTAATATTTGTTTTTCTTCTTGAGGTAATTGGTCAACTCTTTGAATTAATACTTGTCTACCCCTTGCAAGTAAATCTTGCTGAGAAGTTTTTTCTTCTTGCATAGGTTGGTTATCTCCCATATCGGAGATATTTTCTGGAGGAGGAGCCATAACTCCGCCGCCCATTTGTTGATTCATCATTTCTTCTGCCATAATAATAACCCCACTACAAAACAAATAGGTTCTAAAATAATTCTATATACTCTACCTAGTAAAGAAAATTTAGTTCCATACATTATGTGTTTAATATCTTTAGTTCTTTCTTGTGCAAAATGTCTTCCTATACTTGTTAGCATATTTGATTTTTGCATACCTTTTACAAAAGGTTTAAATAAAAAGTGATAACCCTTTTGATGTGTTTCTGATAAATATTTTTTTTGAAATAAATACCACAATTTAATTGTTCTTTGCCAATCATCTAATTGTGTTTGTCTATACATTTCTGTGCAGACTATTTTATCTTTCTTATCTGCACTACCTCCACCAGAACCTCCCCCTCCGCTTGGTGCACTTCCCATACCTGCGGGGCCTCCAGATTCTTTTGTTTCTTCTGCTTTCTTTTTTATTTCATAATTTTGTTTATCATTAGAATTGTCTGGTGCCGCATTATCTACAACATTACCATCACCACCATTATCAACTACATCTCTATTTTCTTTTACTGCATTACCTACATACTTTCCATCTTTTACATACTTAGAATCTATTGCGTAATTACCACCTTGTAAATATAAACTTTTTAATGTGCCATCTGGATTAGTCATTCGCTCTAAAGTTTTTGCAGGTATAAATCCATTGTTAGCCGCCTCTTGTGCTTGACTAGCAGTGCCCCTAGAAGCCACAGCATCGGGTCTGCCATCTCCATCAGAATCAAAATGATATTTACCATCTGATGTATAATGTCCTCCACTAGAATCTACAAATACTTTTTCATTATTTACATGTGAGCCAGAAGTTCCCATTATAGGTTGTGACTCACTTATTCCCCCAGATATAACTCTATTGGTTGTATCAAATTTTGCTTGAGGTAAAGTATCTAAATATCTAGGAGCTATAGGTACAGTGTCAGTTAAAGTTTCTTTACTTCTAAGTCTTCTTTGTTTTTCAGCAAATATTATAGGGTCTGTTGTAAATCTTCCAATTTGAGGGTCAAATATTTCCTGTACTTTTATGGGCTTACCTTCACTTTGTACTTTATTTCTATATTCTGGTAAAATTTTTCCTGTGTTTGGGTCATACTTATCTCCATTTAATTTCATCCAATCATTATACCTTTGTGTTTCTGCAGGACTTAATTCTGTATCTGGTGTAGATGGAAGTCTATAAGGAAACTTATCTCTTATTTTGTCTAAAAAACTACCCTTTCTAAAAGGACTATTAGTATCGTTAGGGTCTCGACCTATAGCTTGTTCTAATGTTAAAACACTTTCTGGTATTTTTAATTCATTTAATGTTGGTATTCTTGTTGCCTCTCGTACAATGTAAGGGTCATCAAAAGGTCTTTCTACTTCTCTTGTAGTTGGTTCTGGTGTTGCTGAGACTAAACCATTCATAGGTGTGTTTTCATCCTTAAATAATTTTTGTAGTGTAGCATTTTCATTTACTTTAAAATTACCTTTATCATCTACAAAGTCTGTAACTTCACCAGTTAACATTCCACCTTTTATCATTCTTGCAACCAGAGCTTTTCTTTCTCTTACTCCTAAAGTTGCATCTAATCCTTTTGCTATTACACCCACAGTTCCTGCTTGTAGCGTATCTGTAATTTCACTCATTATCCCTTCTTTTTGTGCAGTTGGTTCTACATAATACGGATTGTTATTTTGAGATAACATTGAGTTTAAAGCACCAGTATCTATTGCATATTCTAATACTTGTTCATTTGACCAATTATTAAATCCGCCTGGTAAATTTTTATACTTATCTCTATAATTAGAAGATACAGTATATTGAGGTTTTTCTTCTCCTCCTATAACTATTTTAGGTTTAGTTACAAATGTAGGTTCATCTCTTTGCTCAGACGTTACAGGTTGCTGTATTGTTGGTACAGTTGTGTCTGGTTCAGTTGGCGTTTCAACTGGTGGCTCTACAGGTGGTGTAGGTGTAGGAGTTACTACTGGAGGCAGTGGCGTATAATCTGGCCCTGCTCCTATTGGTATAGTTTTAAAAGTTTTACCTTCTGGTGTATACTCTGGTGTAACATCTCTTATGCCAGGAAACGTAGGAACTACATCTTCTGTAACAACTTCTTTTTCCCACTGACCTGTTTCTGCATTAAATTTTAATTTATAATATTCAGATTGCATTAGACCAGTTCCGCTTGTTGCGGTTTCTAATGCTTCTGCTGTTTTAGTTGTTTCTACCATTTCTATTCAGTTGTTCCCGTAGGGCCAGTATCTGGCGAAGAGAAACTAGCTTCCCCTGGTTGCGGAACATTTCCTGTTCCGATGTTGCCACCTCCAACGCCTGTTGGGTCTTCTGAATCTGCTCCTGCAGGTGCTCCTCCAAAACCTTCCATACTTGGTTGTTGTTCGTTAACACCTTGAGTCGCTCTGCTTCCATTCATACCTCCATACATTTGTGCAAATATTGCCGCTTTCTCTGGGTCATTTACTACTTGGTCTGGGTCTACATCTAATGACTTAGCAATCTCTCTAATGATACTGTGCCACTTTACAAAAGGTGCTAAGAATTGATTTGATGCTACTTGCATAAATGTCATCAATCTTTGAGAGCGAACTTCTTTCATCATTAAAGAAGAAGTACCTCTAGCTTTAACATCGAGGTCTCCTTCTATAGTGGGTTTATCTTCGTTAAATTGCATATTCCATTGAAACATAGATTGTCCCAAAGGTCGTAATAAATAATCATCAATATTTTTTATTACTGTTTTTATATTTAAAGCCGCCGCTCCCATTAACATTGACATACCTGCCGCAGTCCTTGTCGTTGACATTACTCCAGTCGTTCCATGTGAGTATGATGGTATACCTGTTGCTTCATCAGCTAGTTGTCTAAATCTATCAAACATCTGCATATTTTCTGGTGCAGTGTTTGGAAATCTTAATCCGTGTAAGGCTTGTCCTACCTGTCCACTTTGTCTTCTAAATATTTTACCAGGAAATATTGTCATGTCTTGTCCTGGCACTAACATTGTTTCATCTACATCAAATACTAAATTACCTGCTAATGCTAAGTTATCTACTGCCATTCTTGCATGTCCGTTCATAACAGTTTGTGCATCATCCATATTTTCTGGAATACCTACACCAAAAAACTGATAAGGGTTTATTTCATACGGACATACCATGTATGGTATTCTATTTGGTGTAAATGGATTTAATACTAATCGTAATATATTACCATTTGATACCCAAGCATTTACAGATACTTCATCTAACTCTGTAGTATCTTCATCTGTAATTTCTAAACCTGCTTCTTCTGCAAGTTGTTTATCTATGTTACCCCAGTATTCTAAAACCTCAAATCTATTTTTATCATAGTCATCTTGGTTCTCTCTATCATACAAAGCAGTTTCATAACTTCTTGTTTCGTAGTTAGGGCCACTTTCTAATAAATCTATAATAGCAGATTTTCTAAAGTAAGGTCTGTTAGATAAATCTCTTAACTGAGAACGATTCATTACATGACGTTGTATTACATAATCTGCATCTTGAATACTTACTGCATCTGGGTCTGGATAAAAATCCCAACAACTTACAGCTTCTACTCTTGGTACAGATTTATCTTGTGGTGTATATACAGATTCTCCTGTATCAAAATCTTTCTGCCACTTATGTAAAGTCTTATCGTATGTAAAAGGCCCTTTTAATATTCCTGTACCAAGTAAACACATTTCAAATAAAACATGTCTTAATACAGTTATAGCTTGGCTTTCATCTAACTGGTCATGGATTAACGTCTCCATGTTTTTAGCAGATTCATCAGCAGGTTCTATCTGAGGCATCTTCGATAAGTCTGGTGCAGGGCCTGGTTTAAATCCTGCCCCTTGATACTTTTTGGCTAATCCATTTAGTATCATACTCTCAGTTGCCCCTGGTGGTATATCCATTCCATCACCAGGAAATCCATAAGGACTTTCTGGTTCTTCCATTTTTTCTTCTGGATTTAGGTGTGCATATTTCTCTGTTCCCTCTGGTACTTCTGTTGGATGTATTCCAATAGGAAATTTACCTTGTGAAAACAATACTTCAATTAGTTGTCCATATGCCGCTAGAACTTTTGTCTTTGTTATCTTAACAAAAACTCTAGACTTCTCAGTGTCTCTAAACGCCATATCAGAACTATAGATTCCTCTATAGTTTCTGTACGCTCTTAACCAACGCTTTTCATCGTATAGCCTAGTTGTCTCGGCAGATTTAAGTCTGCCTTCAATAACTTGACCAAGACTAATATAGTCTATCTGTTCATCTTTTAACGATGCAGTTGCGTCAGTTCCAGTTGCACCACCAGAACCTGTTGCTGTATATGCCATTATTTAATTAATAGTCTCTTTCGTCTGCCATTGAAAATACTTTAGCATCAACACCATTTTTTCCTGCTTTTGGATATTCTTTATCCGTGCTATCATAAGCATCTGCAGGTAAAGCTGTTGAAGGCTTTTTTACTCCTACACTTGCTTCTGTTTTTGGAGCAGTATCTGTTGATTGGTCATCGAAACCTTCACCTTGTGAATATTGTTTCATAACCTTTGGGTCAATATCTTTTCCATTCATATTTTTCATTTTAGTTTGTCCTCCAAATATTTGGTTAACCAAGGATTATCTACAAGAACAGTTGTTGTTGCATTAGCTAATACATTTACAATATGTTCTTCTTTATCTCCTACGTCTAATCCCCACTGGTATATTATAGCATGTAAAACTTCGTGGAGTAAAGTGTTAACATGAGATATATTATCTTCGTCAGATAATCCTATCAAACCTTCTTTTGATAAAAATTGTCCATGTGCATCAGAAAAATCTTTATCTATTTTTTTAAACTCATAATTTCTATAACCTATTTTAATTGATTTATGTTTCATTAATAACCAAAAACAGAATCACTAGGTTTGTATGTTTGACCAGAAGTCATTTTAATATCATTCATTCTAGTCTCAAAAGCTCTTGGATGTGAAGGTCTTGACATACATCCATATCTAAGAGCATCGTAAGCATGGTCTTCTGCATCTGTATCTACATCTTCTGGGTTGCTTTTGTCAACAGGTAACATTGGTAAAGTTCTAATTAAATTTAAACAATTACTAAATACAAATAAAGATGGTCTTTCTGTATCTTCGTTTACTCTTAATCGTTTGTGTAATTCTAACTTTCCGTTTATTCTACTACCAGGTGACCTATCTGATGGTCTCCATCTACATCCCTCTTGTATCATAGTCTCTGCAATACTTGGCCCTATATCACCTCGTCTTGCCCATGTTGAAGAATCAAGAACTCCGTATCTTATATACTCTCCTGCTTCACTATTCAAGACTCTTTGTGCAAAAATATCTGCTGTAATATTCTTCGTATACAATTCTCTATAAATATATAAGTTATTGTCGTAATCAACAGCAAACCATAAGCAACATGCAAAAGAAGAGTAACCCCAGTCACAAGAACGAAACCGCATAAAGTTTCTAGGTATATCAAAAGGTTCGATGACATGCACCTCTCTACTAAATTCTGGAAAGGCCGAACTTTCATATGACTCCCAATCTCCTTCTAAAAACTGTTTCTTTTGTACATCTGGTAATGATGCCAACATTACATAGTAATCATCTGTTTGCATCAAGTATGGATTGTCCTGTAGCTTTGCAGGTATAAATCTTCTACTAATTTTTCTATTCCCTGTGGGAGTTTGTATTTCTAAATAAAATTTTGTATTTGGTTGTGCAGGGTCAACAAACATTTCTTTTACCCAACCAGAGCCTACGTTACCAGGGTTTCCTGTTGCCCTCATATAGACGGGAATCTCGGGGTCAACACTTCGCAAAGATGAACGGAGAAAATTATATATATCTGGAGTTGGGTATTGTGGTAATTCATCAATACCTATCCATGTGTATGATTGCCCTTGATAACGTAGTGCGTCTGTCAGATTTTCAGCATAACCAAATTCTATTCTTGCCCCAGATGGAAACCGCCATTCTTTTTCTTGCTCTCTCCACTTTGCTCCAGGATATGCTTTGGAATATAATTGCTGAGAATGATTTATTAAATCTCTTAATTCGGGCATCGTTCTTCTTATTAACAATGCTCGATGTGCACTTTTGTGACAATAACGTAATGGGTCTACTAACATTGCGTATGACTTGCCACCGCCTCTTGCTCCACCATAGAATACTTCTCTTTCTGATGATGCAAGAAATTCTGTTTGAGGCCCAGAGTTAGGTTGAAATATTACCTCTCTTTCTTTTAGTGCCTCTTGTATTGAAGGTGTTGCTTCTTCTATTTGCTGTTCATCTATCACAGCTTTGTCACCCTCTAATACGCTATCTAATTCTTTTAGTTTTTCTTTTTTATGTTCGAGTCTTTTTTCTGCCAAATCAACTTTTTGTTTAGCATCTTCTAGTTTTTGTTTTTCTGCTCGGAGAAGATGTAAAGCGGATTGTCTAGCTTTCTTTTCTGACTCAGAAAGTTTAGGAACTTTTTTAACTCGTTTACGACCTGCAGTCTTTGGCTTTGGGGGTTCTACCATCCTCTTTTTAATACCTTGCGTAATCCCATTCCTGTTATTGGCCTACCAGTTTTATTTGTAACCCAGTCTGCAACTTCTTTGTAGGAACAGTTCTCTAAATACTCTTCTGCCTCTTTCAAAGCATCTAACTGCTCTGGAACAGGTTCTAACATTCTTTCCTCTTCATCGGATACTCTGTACCCAAAAGGAACTGTTCTACTCCGTAGCTTCCTCTTTGGGCGGGAGAATAAAGATTCCATGTGCTACCTTTGCATTTATATCTAGTTTTTCTTTTCTAGCTAAACCTACTCTATCTAGAATTTGTTTAGCCGCTTCTATTCTAATATTTGCTCCTGGAGTTTTTCCATCTTCATCAAGAGCATTTATCAAACCCATTGTTGCCTTTGGACTGTGTACAGCTAACTGATGTTCAGCCCTTTCTATTATTTCTTCTTTTAAACTTTTTAATACTTTAGGATAAGAGTTTGCAGAATATCCTGCTATCTCTCCTGCCATCTTTGGATTACCTTGTGCTTCACCAAATAAAGCATTAAGAAATTTTTCTTGTTGTTCTGTTAATAAATCGTTTTGTTTTTTAGGAACTAACATTTCTAATCTTCTGTAATTTTTTTTCTGTTTTTTCTTGTAACCACTCTGGTGTTTTTCTAATACCAACTTGGTCTTCTATTTGTCTTTGTCTCATACCTTCTCTTGCTGATTGTAGCATCTGGTCTCTTGCTCCATGTTCTTTTCTATCTATCGTTGCAAGTCTTGGTGCGTTAATCAGCAATTCGATATTCTTATCTTTCAAAGGTTTCTTTCTATCTTTGATTGGAAGATACTCTGTAAATATCTCCCCTGTTAATTTATTTTTGTATTCGTATATTGGCATTATTGATGGTCACAAGTAGAACAATCACATTGTCCACCTAAACATGTTCCCCCATTACTACAATGACATTCATGTTCGCATATTCTACATATTGGCATATTACTTCTCTCCTTTTATTAAGTTAAAATATTCTTTTTGGTATGAATTTAAATCTAATATACTTTCTATACTAGAATCTTTTTCACATAATTTTTTATACATATTTTTATTGCTTACCCAACTTCTGCCTGTCCAAAACTCAAAACCATCAAATCGTGATTTATACATACTACTTTTTTCATATGAATATGACAAGTAATATTTTTTACATTTGTTTTCAATAGCCCATTTTATTTCAAACAGTGTTGCATAAGTTCCAAGACTTAATTTAGGATTTTCATAGTCCCATGCAAACTGCCCAGTTACGACATGCTTACTTGCAAATACTTTTAATTCTGTAAATGCAACTGGAGTATTTTTATAATAGTAAATAAAATATTTCCAATCAATAGGGTCATCTTTAAAAAGTATTTCACTATCTTCTTCGTTACCCTTTTCGTAATAGTCTTTGTGCTCAACATATTTTTTATATATGTCAGACACAATCTTACTTAAATTTTTATCAAGTTTATCAAAAATTTTTACTGTAACATCTTTTTTGTTTAGTATCTTTCTTTGCTTTTTACTAAATGTAAATTTAGGTAAAATTAATCTAGACCCTCTAGCATTTATCCAAGTCATTTGATGTAACTTCTTGTAATACCATGATAGGGGTATCCAACCATTATCTAGTGCATAGCCATATTCATCTTCATCAAATGTTGCCAGTGATAACGAATAAACTAAATCGTAGTTTGTAAGTTTACCCGTTATGTGGTCAAAAAATATTTTCATTCATTACAGATGTCCCTTGCCTTTATCATAACTCGTTCCTTGATTATCTATAAACTCTGTTATGTAAGAGTCATCCGTAAATTTATCCTCTCTAGTATTCTCTACTGTGTAAACTGTTTGGTCAATTTTATATCCAGGATTTTGTAATAATCTATTTGAAATGTAAGAATCATCCATCCAAATAATTCTATTATTAGGGTAGATAAAAAAATTACCATCATCCATTTTAAATAGATGCCCACATTTATGTTCTGGGTCTTCTGAGAAGTTTGTATCAGTCGCACCTGCTTTGTTTTCCCATGCCCAATCTATTGTGAACATATATGTTCCTCGTCTCCATGTACCTTTGTAATCTATTAGGTCTGCTCTGCAGTTTGCTAATCTATTCCTTCTATTCACATCAACATATGGAGAAAAGCAATCCCAATACATGTGAATGTTTAAATTATGTACTGGTGCATCTTTCTTCCAACAAAAAGCATGTATCGGTCTTCTTGTCCAGTTTACTCCATTCTCAAGCAAACATTCAAACAGTGGTACTCTTCTTTCTAAACTTGCAACGCTGTGAACATCACATACACTAAAACTACCATGACCTTTTTCGTGGTCATACATGTATTCATCTCTAATGAAACAATTAAATACTGGTAAGTTATGATTTAAAAATGCCATTTATTTTTTCTTCTTATGTCTGTTCGCAAAATTACGAGCTGATTCTTTTGAACGAAAACCCCAGGCCCTCAGTGCCAAACCAAGTCTTGTAGGCTTTCCTTTCTCATCTTTTTCTTTTCCCTTCATGCCTGCAAATCTTGCGGCGAAAGAAATTCTTCGTGGATTAACTCCCCGTTTGACTGGGGGCTTTAAGTTAGAACC